TCACGATGGACCGCTGGGAGACGGCCCCCACCACTGCATTGGACTTGGTTCGCACCCAGTCCATGATGTCGGAGACTATTTGCCCGGTGCCACTGACGGTCCAGATGCTGCGCTCCTGGAACACGACCAACATCCCCTCGAAGTCCCCCACCATCCCTGTAACGATGTCTCCGACCGATGATTGATCTGTGAAATCGAGATAGTTATTCGCTCCCACCTGATCGGGGAGTCCTGGATCGGACCAAAAGACACGCCGAGGATTGGCATTGGTGCGCCCCCACCAGAGACGCTGCTTGTGGGGTTCACAATAGTAACTACCGCTGGCTGGGGCATCGCCATGCTCCTGTAAGAGTCGATGTTCAAGGATGTCCAGATCCGACGCATTGTCGGTGTAGCTCGTGGTCGTCCGTCCGTCAATAAACGTGACGAAATAGTAGTTCGCGCCGGTTCCAGTCGTTCTGTAGAGTTCGTAGCCGGTGATGTCGGTATCGCTATCGGCAGTCCATGAGAGATTGGCCTTCTCGTCCTGCAACTGGATAACGTTGGAGGTCACTGATCCGGCTGACCGCGCTTCCGCCGCATCGACGCTCACCATCTTCCACGTATAGGAGCCGTTCAGTTGCCCTGACGCCGTATTGACCGAAGCGGTGATCGTGGGAGACTTACCGCTAGCCCCTGCCGTGGACAAGGAACTCCCATTCCAGGCCCGTGGCGCAACGACGCCATCCGCAAAGAACAGCGTATTGTCTACCTGTGCGAAATCAGGAATAGCACCAACAGAGCCAGAACCGAAATCGGCAATAAAGGTCCAAGCTGCGCCATCGTTGGTGCTATACCAGAGTTCACACTCGTTTGTGCCATCGTCAAAGAGGCCGAGAAGCTGGCGCGTGAACGTCCCATCGCTTTCGGTCTTCCGGTAGGCGCGGAGCGCACGCAGTCGTGTCGCACTCGCACCCGTATTAGTCGTGACGGCTGAAGAGTTCTGCTTGCTGTAGCCGAGGATCTTCTTCGCCCGACCGAGCTTGTCAATCCAGAGGTTCCGGCTTCCGCTGGAGGAATAAATGGCTGGCAGCGCGACGGAATGAATCCCCTCTTGGGTGCCGAGGAAGACGGAGAAGACTTGGGTCTGAATCGGATAGCCCATGACGACGCGCCTTATGGCTCTTCAGGCTTTTCGGGTTCTAGGATGATGTGACCATCTCCATCCGTCCAGTCCGTTTCCAGGATGTGCGTATCGTGCCTCTCTGCCACCACCATCCATGAAATTGTATCGGTCGATGTACCGTCCTCACACTCGACGGTCAGGATGTTTCCCGTCACGCTTCCTCGCACGCTTGTCCATCCGGTTTCATTCGACGTAAAGCACTGTTCTCCACGACAGAGTAAGACCCATGTACCTTCAGTCATCCCAGAGGCGGTATCCAGATTTACCGTAGCCTCTCCAGATGAAAGTGTTGCGGTTCCGCGATAAATCAGGTCGCACTGTGGTCCTTCTATGAAGCTGTGAACCAGATGATGTGTTTCTGTTTTCGATGAAAGAGGATGATCAATCTTAAAGCTTCCAGATCCCTTAGAAAACGCACCAGACGTGGAAGCATTTGGTCCAAGCTGTACATAATTTGTGTTGTGGTTGTAGTTAATACTCCCAACCCCGCCTGCGTCTGGATCAGAAAATAGAATACCTCCACCCTCATTAACATCGTTAGGCGCACCAAATTCGATCCACTGTGCGTTGCTCCCCTTTTCTATAAACAGATGCGTGTTCGCGTTCGGAGTAATTCCTGAATCTGTCACAAGTATGTGCAGCTTAGACTCTGGAGCGGCGGTATTTATTCCAACCTTACCTTCAGAGTCATCTACAAAGAAGTCAGTCGCGCCTACCGACAGATCGTCGTCGAGTGTCGTGGCACCTGTGACATCAAGTGTGCCTCCAAGATCCACGTTGCTCGGAAGTCGGGCATTGGCTAGTGTTCCCGATGAAATGTTCGACGCACTGAGCGTCGTGAGATTGGCTCCAGAAAGATCGTCAATAATGGTCGATGACAACGGACCATTGATCTTCCCGTCTGTGCCAATCAGTGCCACATTCCCCGTGCCAGCGTTGAGTCCTCCGCCGATATCAAGGGAACTAGCCCCGGTGCTGGAAGCCGAAAGTGTGGTAAACGATCCAGCAGCGGCAGTCGATCCTCCAATCACGCTATTGTTGACGGTGCCTCCAGAAATCGTGAGGTCGTTTGCTACGTAGGCATCAGCCACCGCAGTTCCTTGCCACACACCTGTCGCAATGGTTCCAAGAATCGTAATACCAGAGGAACTTCCAACATCAAGCGTCGTGGGATCGCCTGACGCATCGCCGATGAGAATCTCCCCATCCCCCAAGACAGCCGTAGCCGTAATTGCAGACGTTCCGCTGCCGAGCAACACGCCACCATCGGTAAATGTTGACGCACCCGTGCCTCCATCGGCCACTGGCACATCTGTCCCACCGGCCCGATAGACAAGATTGCCCTCGATGTTGACATTTCCTGAGCTTGCCCGTGTCAGGGTCGTGTCGGTAGCATGGCCCAACTCCACACCTGTGAATTGCGGGCTATCCCCGGTGCCAACGCCAATACTGGTGCGTAGCGTGGCCCCACTTTCTGCTACAGGGTCCGTCGTGCCATCACCAACGATCATCTCGCTGTCAGCCAAGACGGCCATTGCCGTCACCGCACTGGTGCCGCTGCCAAGCAGGACGCCCCCATCTGTCAGAGAGGTGGCTCCCGTGCCGCCACTTCCAACGGCGAGTGTTCCCGTGACATTTGCAGCAGCGAGATAATACGCACCCTCTTGCCCGTCGAGCTTATCGGCGTCCAGATAGGCCACCACCCCTGCGCCTGAGATACAGGCAAACGGAGCATTAGTGCTGCGACTGAAGGTATGCAGCCCCGTGATGGTGTAGGCGTTCTCCTCCGTCAGCAGAGTATTGTCGCTTAAATCTGCGTCGGTATTGACAACTTGAATATCAGCCATAGTAATTAGTCCGGCCTAACTCCAATAGACTGCAAAAAGTCTCTATCAGCTTGGATTTCCTGCGATCTTCTCGATCGACCCGTTCGTCTACGAACAGGAGAGTGCTGGGGCTCCGCTCTAGCAAGACGTTCCGATCTACCTCGACCAACCCGTCTTTGAAGTGGACTCGTGCCTCGCTTCCTCATTTTACCTGCCTGTTCTCGATCAATTTTCCATTGTGACCGAGGAAGGTTTTGTATATCTTCAGGGAGATGTCGTGTCGCTGAACGAAAATCAAACGGCACGTCCTGAGGATCGAGTCCAACTTTTCTTTTCGAGATTGTAGGAACTGGACGCCTGGGTGGTGTAATTTTCTTCGCTGGATGAATATATTGAGCAATACGAGAAAGTATCCCCTCACCCTCCAGTAAATTCTCTGCCGTCCCTGCAGGTAGCATTTCTGCGAGTTTATCAGCGACTCGTGGACCAAACGTAAAAGGTTTATTACCTTTCGGATTTACCGCAGCCCACGGAATCCTTCTTCCTGTGGCCAACATGTTTCCCGCACCGCCACTCATCAGTAATATCGCAGTCTCAAGCGCGATGTCCCGAGGCGTGGTCGGCACAAGAGATTCACCAAGCGGCACCGTTTCCGCGATCTTTTCCAAAAAATCAATCGGCTCGTCATGCCAGGGGACATTCAGATCATCCCTGTTTCTTGACAAGTTGTATCGATCTAATCCGCGTTCTTGAATGGATTGCTCCACCCAAGCGTCCTCTGGACGAGACAAACTACTCATGAGTTGCTCTAAGCTCGCAATATCCCCAGGACTGAGAGACGAGAGTTGCCCCTGCGTTAATCGACTGGTAATCTCAGGATGCAGGTCTTCTGGGGGACTTCGACGAACTATTGCCTGACCCGTTTTTTCTAAAGAAGGACGGGTCGAAGCTCTGCGCTGTGCAGGTTTCTGTTTCTTCTCTTCCTTCTTTTCGACAATTCGACTCCTACGACCTGATCGATCCCTGCGACCCCATCGATCAAGATCAGCAGGGGTTCCGGTATAGTGACCTTCCTGATGCGCCATTTACGCCTCAATATAAACCAACGCGCCATCCACGGACTGTCCGCCGCTCAGTTCCATATTAAGCAACGTGGCATCAGAGGTTTCAAACCAGCCGACCGGGTTAAACGGCAAGACAATCGTCTGTCCCGCTGTGGGTCCCATCTGACCTGTCAGTGCGGTGCCGCCAGCCCCATCCTCAAATCGGATCGTGACTGCCGTACCTGTCATGGTAAAAAACGCCGCCAAGACGCGAATCTTCTTGCCTGTGACCGCTGCCACGAGGGTGTTATCCCCACTACTTGCGGCATCAATCTTGGCGCGTTTGATAAGTTGTTCGTCTCGAATGTCCTGAAAATCTGCTTGAATAAACGCCATCGGGACTCCTATTCCGTATGAACATACCGATAATCATAGCCGGGTGGTCGATCCCGATTAAACCGGGCCATCGTCTGAATGACTGGACCGAAGACCTGCATCCCCACATCTGTAATCGGACCAGCCTCATCGTCTTTCCCGACGCGTAGCAACTTCACGGCAAATGTGACAATCGGCAGCATCACCATGTCGGGATACGCAAACGTCCCACCAGCCGTAATATCGTCCGCGACCTTCATCCCGTAATACCGAATCGTATGCGTGGCATTGGGCAGCGGATCCCAGTAGATGTTCGTTGCATTTGTCCAATACCGCATCGGGCGTCCAGTGGTCGTGGAATTAAACTGCACATACGGGGCAATGACCCGTGAATCGTAATGATCGCCGACTGGACCGACCCGCTCCAAATCCCAGAGCGGACGACTGGTGTTCGGATCAAGAAACTGCACGCGATCCAGGCGAATCAACCCCGCCGGAAACGCCGTCGCTTCGGTGTCTGCTGAAGTGGTGACGGTTCCCACCGATGACCCCATCACATTCGGCTGGAGGGCCATCATGGACTCGAAATGGTCCTGTGAGGCGTTTAAGGCACGCAGGGCAAACGTAACCCCTGTTTCTCCAGACTGCAACTGGAGGCCGCGATCCATGACCTCCATCGTATCGAGCATCGACTGACCTGTAGCCACGGCTTAATCTCCCGCATGGTGACGCACGAACTTACTGCCAGAGGACGGTCCACGCATACTGACCTGAATCTTGGTGTGATCCCACTGGTCGCTGCCGACATCTTCCAAGAGGTTTTCACGCTCTTTATCTCGTGCCTCGTGATCACGCTGGGCCTGTTCCTCAATCCGCGCCCAGTATTTCTTGCCCGACCCCCACTTGAAGCCACTCTGCTCGTAAACCGCTGCTAACGCACGGTCGTCCAGCGGGACATACCGCTGCTCGGAATCCTCGACGACAAAGAGCATCAACCAGCCGGGACAGAGTTTGTTCGTGATCCGTGGGCGTCGATACCAGACGAGCCACCGATGCTGGACAGGGTGCCACGTCACATCCAGGTCCTCATGGACACCCTTGAGCTTCTTTCTGAAACTCTCAGGACCAAACGTGACACCAAAGCGTTGGGGGTGCCAGAAATGCAGTTCTTCCTCAATAGGTGGCGGCGTTTGACTGGCAACCGGGACACCGAAAGACTCTGCGCTTTCAGGCATCGTTAGCCAAACACCTTCACCGCGAACTCCTGTACCCGCTCGTCCTTACTGGACCGGCAATGCTTCGCCATCCGTCCTCGCGCCATATTGTAGGACTGGCGTGATTCGGGCTTGAAGTTTGCCGTCCATCCATCAATGGGACACTGAAGCACGCCCTTCTCCATGTCTTCATCAAGACTATCTGGGATTGGCTCGGTCTTTTTGACCCACGGTGCGTTGAAGGCTGGAATCGCGGCCTCACGCAACGGAACGGAGAGAGGCTGACGATCGCCGTTATCATCGAAATAGGTGGTGACTTCACCTGAATCCGAAGTGACGCCCCCGCGATGCGGTCGGCCCTTGCCGTCCCACGCATACATGGTGGGAAATCGTGGTGCGCCACGCTTCGCCATCTCGCCCCACTTCTCGTGTTCAGAGAGATAGCGCGTGATGATCTGAGACACGGCTTCCTTTCCTGCCCACGGCACCCCTCGATGCTTTTCCAGTTCATCGAGTTCGTAGAGTTCGCCCAGGACTTCCTGCACCGCGACAGGATTGACCCCCTTCGGGGTGTTCTCCTGTAATGCGACCACCGGGGACTCGCCCAGATGCTTGAGAAAGAACTGATTCTCTTCCAGTGAATACCGAACAGGATTAAAGGACTCCATGCGCCTCCTTAGTAACTAGTGTTTGTCCGAATCACTTTCAGCACAATATGCACCGCCCCTTCATAGGCGGTGACGGTGCCTGTGTAATTCAACGCAATTTGCTCACCTTTATCAATTTTTCGATTGGCAAGCGTTGAGGTCAGGGTTGATTGAACCGGCGTATTCGCGGTGCTATCCAACGCTAACGCCGAGCTAATTGCTGTGGTGAGACTCGCTGGAGCCGTGCCAGATGCGGCCACGCCGACATCCAAGGTCGTACTGCTGGCTCCTGCCGTGCTATGACATTCACGCACGTCCATGATTTCGTAATCCTGATCCGCCACAAAAATACAAGTATCCGCAGCTTCTCCGGCTGAAATGGTATAGACCACATGAACAGGGGCGAGTTTTGCGATAGCTTTCATTCCCATTGGTCCCTACTTTCTGGCGAAGTGACAGGGGAGAGGCAAGATGCCCCTCCCCCCACCTACTCAGATTCTACGACTCCGCGACATCTTCGATCTTGGCCCCGGCTGCTGGGTTGTCACTCAGCAGTTGCCCCTGCCAGTACCATGCCACCTCAAAGGTCGCATTGGAGGTCTGACGGAAGAACGGGGTGCCGTCAAAGACTTCTGACACCGGGCGAGGCACCGAGTTTTCTCCATGTCCAATGTAGAAATTACTGGTGTCCATCCCGATAATCGTGTTCGCCGCGAAATACGGCTCCACATGCCACGGATTGCCGCTGAAGCGGTAGATCGTGCGACCATCGCCGCCGTCTTTCCCCTTCTGCTGCGCTCCGCCGTCACGCCCGACTCCTGACCCACCGGCAAACGCTTTCGGTGAACTCATGGCAAAGAACGTATCTTCGCGCAGAAGTTCGTGATAGCGCCTGACTACGGCAAGATTGGAGATGTAGGCGTTGAGCTTGGCCCCACCCTTCTCGCGGACGGCATCCTCAAGCTGCATGAGAAGGTCTTCCGTGAGCGCACGGTTGGTGCCACTATTCGACAACACAATCGACTCCCAGAACTCATTCCCCGCTGTGCTGCGGTTAATGTTGCCGTAATTCCCCGACGGGGGATTGGCATCATCAATGATTCCCAGAAGACCTTCAGTGTGATAAATCGCCCCAGATTTCGTCGTGTTTTCAATACAGAAGAAATCCCCGGCAGCAGTGCCGCTGGGCGCTGATCCACTGATGGTGACGGTGCGATTCTGCACATCAATCGCTGTGACCGTACGGGAAGCCGCAAGGTCAGCGTCATTGTCAGAGGCATCAATCAAATCCACGGTCATTCCGAGGTCGATGCTAGGAAGCGCATCCACGGTAATGGTGGTCTGGTTGTCTGCCGCTGGCATGATCGCCAGCTTGCCGAGTCCATCAGAAATCAGGTCGGCATTGATGAGCTTCAAAATACGTCGGCGGAAGCCACCTTCCATCATCTTCAGGGCCGTCTGGAACGCAAACTTCGAGTTCCTCGCGTCCTGAATCAGCTTCCACGACATGTTGTACAGCCCCGCAAATTCCTGGAGGCTGAAGGACGCCTCGGTCGTATCGGGATCGATGTTGGAGGGCAATGCGCCGCCTTCCGCCAATCCACTCCACGCACCGGGGTTTTTCACCATGATGGGCATCAAGAACTGTCCTCGACCAGCCATTGGTTTCTTCATCTTCTGGAACATATTCCAGCAGACGACTTCCTGGTTGACGAGATACAGCACCTGATCCACCCCATAGGTGTATTTCAGGGCTTCAATGACATCTGTTGTGCTAGCCATAAGGCGTCTAACTCCTTGTCACCCTACAGCGGCGAGACTATTCTGTATTCCCCGGATTCAGCATCGGCCAAAGTTCGTCGGCACGGTCAGCCGGACTCTTGTAGCCGCCCGTCTTTCCGTTCGTCAATGATGACTGGCCCCCCTTTGACGGGAAGGTCGAGGTCTTGGCTTTTAACGCTTCCTTTCGATCCATCTCCCGAAAAACTTTCCGTAATCCATCAATGCGGCTCCGGGCCATCTCGGGATACTTCTCGTTCAGGTCATCGCCCTCATGCGAGTAATAGACATCCCGCAGGAGTTCATTGACGACTTCTTCATCCGGGAGTCCGGTATCTTGGCGAAGCTGCACAAACCGCGCATCCAAGTCTTTTTCCGCTTGCTTGCCTTGCGTATGTCCAACAGTCTCTCGCAGCGTTTTATAGTCCTTGTAAACCTGTGCGAGAGCCTTGTCCCGTTGCTGAAGGGCTTGTTGTAGTGGGTTGATTCCCTCACTGACAATGCGCTCCATTAACTGGGCAGCGGTGTTGCCATCCAGATACGGCATCTGTCGCAACTGATCCAGCATCGTGTCGCCCTGCTGTTGTTGCTGTTGCGGTGCATATTGCTGTGCCGCCTGTGCTGCGTACTGCTGCTGCTGCAACTGCTGTGCGTACTGTTGTAGCTGTTGCTGCTGCTGGGTACGCTGGCTATCCCACTGCTTGCGTTCATCGGCAAGTGCCTGTGTTTTCTTGGTGTATTCGGCCTGTGTCTCCTTAGACCACGATCCAGACTCTGGTGTCTCGCCACCTTCCGGTGACGACTGTTCGTCTGCTCCAGACGACTCTTCTGCCATCGGAGCGTTCAGGGTTTCGTCATCTGCCATCGATCCTCCTCGGTCGAGTGGATTGCGAGTGTTAGCCGGGGTATTCTCTTGCCAGAGAAGCCCTTCAACGTATTCGCGTGCCGTATTCGTCGTCTATGGACGGGGCAGTATTGGCAGTATAGAAACGAACGAGAAATGTGTCAAGACTTCCGGCGTCTGGTCTTCGTGGGAGACGTGCCTTTTTTCTTGGCGGTCTTGCGCTTCGTCTTGGTGAACCCGTCGCTCGCGTGATACGCCTGGACCTGCTTCTTGGTGAATATCTTCCCGCTCGGGCTTCGATACCTGTTCTGTCCGACCTTTGTGAAAGGCACGAGACTTACTGAGGCCGTCCGCCCTGCTGCTCCATCATGGCGCGAGAAAGGGCTTCTGGAGCCTCTGGCGCAATCTGCTGACTGGCCTTCATCTGCTCCATTGCCATATCAATCGCTTCGGCAGCGGCTTTTGCGGCGGCTTGCTGGGCCGCTTGCGCGACCGCGCCCTGAATCTGCTGCTGCTGCATCCCGTCCTGCCGACGCTGGGACGCTTCCATGAGGAACTGACGGCAGCGGTTCCAGAACTCTACAAAACCCTGCTGAATCTCGGGACTCGCGGAGAGAAATTCGGTGGTCGCCATTTCGCCTTCGAGTTCATCCATGATGACGCGCAGGTTCCAGAACGGCATCGGCAGATGGGGTGGCAGTTGCTGTCCCTGCCAGAGTCGTTCGACGAGCGACATGCCGAGCTTCCGGTACTGGGATTCCTTGGCTTCGCGCCCAATATCGCCCATTTCGAGGTCCGAGGCGATCTTTTCCTTGTCGATTTTTCCGGTGCGCTCGTCGATATAGAGGACACTCAGCGGAGACTGGAGATGCTCCCGAATCCGGGCCTCTCTCAGCGCCCGGAGTTCAGGAACTAGGCTGCCCCGCTCGACCGTGATCGAATAATCGGTGCCGGATCGTAGGATATCAGACGTTTGAAAGATAAACACCTCATCTTTCATGCTGCGATCCGTATAGTGCATGGTGCGGAAGGGCGGATAGTACTCTTTGACCCGGTTAATCCGCATTTCCTTGACCTTGGACATCCGTTGGCCGATATGCTGATAGAGATTTCCCCATTGGCTATCTAGCAATTCTTGAAGCATCGGAACGGCCATCGGGCCACGCAGTTGCCCTGGAAACTTTTGTTCCTGAAACAGATCCACGCCACCCGCGATTTCTCGCATCAGTTTCAGCGTCAGATCGACTGATTGCATGAACCACGCGGGCAATTGCGGCGGATCGCGCCGTTGCACCATCTTGACCCCAGCTTCATTGAGTCCGCCCTCAATTGGAGCCGGATAATCCGAGGGAATATCCTCT